CCTGGCTGATCGTCTTTGCTTCCGGGAATTCGCCGATGACAACTTCGACCTGAACACGATCTTCGACATGAACAGCCGGGACGTGTTTTTTGATTCCTCCATTGTCAGCGCCTGCATCTCTTCGTGCTGCTTTATTTATATTTCGGCTGATGAAGAAGGATATCCCAGGCTGCAGGTGATCGACGGTTTTGACGCCACCGGAATCATCGACACAATCACCATGCTGCTGAAGGAAGGATATGCTGTCCTGGACCGGGACAAGAAAACCGGAAAGCCGACGCTGGAAGCCTGGTTCACGGCGGAGAAGACGGTGTTTTATGACCTGATCAATGAAACCGTTCAGACTATTCCAAACCCTGCCCCATACCCTCTCCTGGTGCCGATCATCTATCGGCCGGACGCCAGGAGGCCGTTCGGGCACAGCCGGATCTCGCGGGCCTGCATGGAGATCCAGCAGGCGGCGCTCCGGACGCTGAAGCGGTCGGAAGTAACGGCAGAGTTCTACAGTTTCCCGCAGAAATACGTGACCGGGCTGTCCTCTGATGCTGAGCTGATGGACAAATGGAAGGCTACAATCTCCAGCATGCTGCAGTTCACGAAGGACGAAGAGGGCGATCATCCTATACTGGGGCAATTCACGACGCAGAGCGTAACACCGCACATGGATCAGCTGCGGGTATGCGCTTCCCTGTTTGCCGGAGAAACCGGACTTACGCTGGATGATCTTGGATTTGTCGGAGAGAATCCAAGCAGCGCGGACGCGATCCGGGCCAGTCACGAAAACCTGCGGGTCGCGGCCAGGAAGGCGCAGCGGACTTTCGGCGTCGGTTTCCTGAACGTTGGATATCTGGCCGCTTGCGTGAGGGATGATTTTTCGTATCAGCGCCGGCAGTTCTATCTCACGAGGATCCGTTGGGAGCCGATCTTCGAGCCGGACGCAGCGCAGCTGAGCGGCATCGGCGACGCCGCGAACAAGATCCAGCAGAGCTTCCCGGACTACTTCACAGAGGACAAGCTGCATGATCTGACCGGGATCTGACGGACCGCACGGAGGAAAGCATGGATAAAAACGCGGAAGTGCTGGCGCGGATCATTGCAGAGATGACGGGCGGAATGGAAAACAGCCGGAAAGCCCAGGCCATCGCAGAGAAGATCAGCCAGGGCAAGGCCACCTACGCTGACGCGCTGGATTACGCCCAGGAAAGCGGCAAGGTTATGAACAGCAGCCTGCGGAAGAACCTGCCGGACGTCCTGACAGACGGAAAGCTGTATCGGGAAGCCGCGGACCAGGTGGTCCGGAAGCCGATGGAGCGCAGCGGGAAGCAGGTGGCGGAGGTCGCAGCGGAGATCCAGCAGTATCTGAACGAGGACGCCGGGATCGGGATCCGCGCCATTACGCCGGAAGTCAATGAGGACCAGATCACCGGCATTATCACGGACATCTGCAACGCGGAAAGCTACGACGCCGGAAAAGATCGGCTTTTCACCCAGGTCGAGAACTTTCTGGAGGGCACGGTGGACGACTGCGTCCGGGAAAATGCCGATTTCCAGTACAAGGCGGGCATGAGTCCGAAGATCGAGCGGCGAACGGTCGGAAAATGCTGCGAGTGGTGCAGCAAACTGGCCGGCACGTATGAATACGATGACGTCAAGGACCGCGGAAATGATGTCTTCCGGAGGCACAAGAATTGCCACTGCATCGTCAGCTATAATCCGGGAGACGGATCCAAGCGCCGGCAGAATGTGCACACCGGACGGTGGACAAACGAAGACAGCGAGGAGCTTCGTGAAAGAAAAATCATTTTTGGAGAACAACGGGAATCTTTGAATGATTACAAAAGGGTCAGGAGCAGAGCGATCGAGAATTACAGCAAGAATAATCTTTACATCGATCAGAATGCAAATCTGTCACCTAAAGAAATCAGCAGAATAAATGCACAGATTTCTGAAGCTAAAAAAATCCATGGCATTACAAAAGAATGCACAGCTCCTTTTATCATAGTATCTGAAAGCAGTTCACTGGCATCTTACAACCCGAGAACGAACGAGTTTTTTATTAGTTCGAGGCTAGCGGATACGAAAAATCTGAAAAAGGTTCAACTCGGATATGCATGTTCCAATGATACAAGAAGCACTATGGTGCATGAACTTTTTCACTGGAAAGATGCCGAATACTATCGGCAGAACGTTGGAAAGATTACAGACGCATCACAGAAATCAGCCTATTCTGTTTACCAGCGCGAAGAGGCTGCAAAGAAGCTCATAGAAGCGGGAATCGATATTTCCAGCAGACAAGATATCAAAAAAATATCAGATTATGCTGAAAGCAGCTGGATTGACAACGACTATGAGGAAGTCTATACTGAATACAGGACAAAGCAATTACTGAAAGGAGGTGCGTCACGATGAGAATCAATTATCCGGATGCGATAGTCAAAGAGTTAGAAGAAGTAGCTGATTACCTTGAGTTTGATCCTCAAAAGATGGAAAATGTTGTCAGAAAAGACGCACCTGCAGGCACTCAGGAAAAATATGCTGCCATTAGAAAAGAAATGGCAGAATTCAGAAGGCAACACTTCGGATTCAGAGATTAAAAACGTCAGTCACACAATAGCGCCTGCTTCGAGTGGAACGAAGCAGGCGCTTTGATTAGGGCTTCTTCACCCAGCCGTTTCCGGGCTTCTGGGTCGGCGGAAGCCGATCGCCGTGGTCAATCTTTACCTCGCGGGGCTTTGGCACTTTGCCTCCGCGAGGGCCGACTTCCCGGTACTTTCCAGCCGGCTGATTATCTGTACCCGGCTTAATAGGATTCGTTGGCATCTTATCACCTACAATCGCTGTAGAATCTACACAATAATATTATACAGCATACATGCAAGGGAGGAAAACATGGAAACCATACTGGCGGAATGGAAAGAACGCCTGGGGCTGAACGACTGGACGATCAAGCTGACACCGAATGTTCATAGGTTACCGGATGAAGACGGCTGCGGATATACAGACTGGTCGGAAACCGGGAAAAGCGCTCACATCTATCTGCTGCATCCGGATGAATACGGAGAAAGGATTGTGCCTTATGACGAAGAGAAAACACTGGTCCATGAGCTGCTGCATCTGAAGTTTACACTGCTGCACAGCCTGGAAAAAGAGGATCTGCAGAACAGACTCCTTCACCAGTTGATCGACGATATGGCAAAAGCCCTTGTGCAAGCGAAAAGATCACAGCCAACCGCATAAAAAGCTCGACTGAAACGGTCGGGCTTTTTGATTGCGAATTTTGGGAAAGAAGGTGGTCGCCTTGAGCTGAGAGGCTGCGGATGATCATACAACAGGGACAGAGATTGGAGGAAGAAGGATGGAGGCACGGATTGGCCGCCAGACTCCTACCACCAGCCTGGTACTGCCGTATGAAGAAACCCTGGGAGAAGACGCCATCAAGCTGTATGAGAAGACGAAACGGAAGGCGCAGGAGTGGCAGAAGCTGCTGATCTACGACATCATGGGCCGAACGCCGGAAGGGCTGTGGACGCACAGCCGGTTCGGATACGCCGTGCCCCGCCGGAACGGCAAGAATGAGGTCGTGGTGATCCGGGAGATGTGGGGGCTGCTGCAGGGGGAAAAAATCCTGCACACCGCGCACCGGACCACCACCAGCCGAAGCTCCTGGGAGCGGCTGAAGGAACTGCTGGATGACGCGGGAATCGATCACAAGGATTCAGGAGCGCTGGGACAGGAAGTCATCCGCGTGAAATCCACGGGTGGGATCGTCCACTTCCGGACGCGCACCAGCAAAGGCGGCCTGGGCGAAGGCTTTGATCTGATGATCATCGACGAGGCCCAGGAATACAGCGACGACCAGGAAACGAGCCTAAAATACGTCGTTTCCGCTTCGAAGAATCCGCAGACGGTCTTCTGCGGGACGCCGCCGACAACGGAAAGCAGCGGCACGGTGTTCATGCACATGCGGGACGCGGTGCTGGCCGGCAAGCTGGAGGACACCGGATGGGCCGAATGGTCCGTCGAAGAGATCCACAAGCAGACGGACGTTGACGCCTGGTATGAGTGCAATCCCAGTCTGGGCACCGTGCTGACGGAACGGGCGATCAAGGCGGAGATCGGACCGAATGAGCTGGACTTCAACATCCAGCGGCTCGGCTACTGGATCCGGTACAACCTGAAGAGCGCCATCAGCCGGGCGGAATGGGACGATCTGCAGTGCAAGAAGCTGCCGGAGCTGCGGAGCAAGATCTTCGTGGGGATCAAGTATTCCAAGACGGATACGGTGGCGGTCTCCATTGCGATCCGGGCCAGCGACGGCCGGATCTTTGTCGAAAGCATCGACTGCAGATCCTTCCGGGACGGAACAGACTGGATAATCGCCTTCCTGAAGAAGA